TATCTCTGAAAGATTTGGAGATGTAAAAGAAACTTTAGAATTTGAAGAAGGATTTGAGGATAAGTCTTGTGATGGAAACAAATCTATTTTTGTTGCCCATCTCAAGAACATTAAAAATTGGTATGATAACACCACTGAAGAGTATGCTTTGTTCTGTGAAGATGATTTATCTCTACACCCAGTAAAGTATTGGAACTTTACTTGGGAAGATCTAATGGAGCATCTCCCAAGCGATTGGGAGTGTGTTCAGTTAACATACACTGGAGATACTTTCCATGAGGAATTGATTCGTCTTCAGAAAAGAAGATGGTACTTCTGGGGAATTCAAGCATTTTTAGTGAAGAGAGAGTACGCTAAAAAACTTTTAGATACTTATTATCGTCATGATAGAATTATCATGAGAATCCAAGATCCAGAACCATATTACTATAAAGGATATGAATTTTTCCCAGACTTCCACAAATATCCTTATGCAGAAAGTTTGCTTCTGAGAGGACTAGGAACTGTTTATACTCTTCCTATCTTAGCGGAGGATGTAAATTTTCCTGCTACATTCTTTCTAAACAATCCAGATTTTTATAAAGAAGAACAAAAACCAGGGCACTTTGAGTCTTACGGAATTGCTCTTAATTGGTGGAAAGAAAAGGGATGCAAGAAATCAATTAAAGATTTAACAACCATGATTAAAATTATTGATTACTTCCCATACTTTGATGAAACTGGTAGAGAACTTTTAGACTTGAGAGTTAATCTATTGAAAGATCATGTTGATCAATTTATTATTTGTGAATCAAATAAAACTCATAGCGGAATTCCAACTAAACCAGGACTTAGAGATGCAATAAGATATTACAACTTACCAGAAGAAAAAATTCGTATTATTGATCTTAACATTCCCGATGAAGAACATCTTGTTGTGGAAGAAATAGATCGTTTAAATTGTTATGATGGTAATGTTGATGATATTAACTCTTTGAGAGCAAGAGTTAGAGAAAGAATGCAAAAAGATGCACTTCTTGAGGTATTAGATGATTACGATGATGATTGTATGATCATTCATGGTGATAATGATGAAATAATCGATCCAATTTACATTAAGGATATTAAAAATACTCTCTTGAATCATCCAAATGGATATGTTAAAATACCACTATCTTATCATGAAGGTCGAGCAGATTTGAGAGTATATGATAAGAACACTGGTCATCCAGTTCATTGGGCTATGTTTGCCACGAATAGGTCAGTTTTTAAAAAGACAACACCAATTCGTATGAGGTCTGATAAAGAAGTTCCTTCTGAATTTTATCTTCTTTATATGATTAATTCCGATGGAAAAGCAATTGATGAAATGGGATGGCACTTCTCTTGGATGGGTGATACTAAAAGGAGATCTATTAAGGCAAAATCTTTTGCTCATTATAATGATAATCTTCCATTCTTATCTAATTCTAGATATGAAAATGAAAACCTATCAAAGATTTATACTGCAGGATCTACGCCTCCTTGTGGAAATGTGAATTATGTTTTGAAGGAATATCCTATTAAAAATCTTCCTCAAATAATGATTGAAACTCCAAGAATGAAGGAATTTTTCTTACCAGAAACTCCAGGTTATAAACTTTCAGTTTCAAAAGAACCAAAGACTTCAATTATTGTTTGTGAAAATTTTTATGAAGATCCATACTCTGTAAGGGACTATGCTCTTAGTTTAGAGTATGAAGAAAGTGACTATCATAGAGGAAGAAGAACCCCACAACAACATGTATTTCCTGGAATAAAGGAAAAGTTCGAACAACTTTTAGGAAAGAAAATCACACGCTGGACGGAAACTTATGGTATGTGTGGTAGATTTCAATATTGTACTGCAGAGGATGCAATTGTTTATCATGGTGATGCTCAACAGTGGGCTGCTGTGGTATACTTAACTCCGGATGCACCATATGAAACTGGAACTTCTTTATTAATCCATAAAAAAACTGGAATTCGTCATTGTAGTCATCCTAATATCTGGAATGCCTGGAAAGATACTGCACCGACAGGTTTGTATCTGGATGGAACTCCTTGGGATGAGATTGACAAGGTTGGAAATGTTTTTAATAGATTGATTATTTGGGACGGTCACTGCCCTCATGCCGCTTCAAAGTATTTTGGATTTACAAAAGAAACTTCTAGACTTTTCCACATTTTCTTTTTCGACACTGATGATACTCCCTCTTGGGTTAACTAATTGTAAAACTTTATAAATTATTAAAATATATCGAACAATTATGAACTTTACTGTATATTCAAAAGAAAATTGCCCATATTGCTATAAAGTCAAACAAGTATTAGAGTTGACTGGAAGCAACTTTGTAGTGTATAATCTTGATGAACACTTTACCAAAAATGAGTTTTATGCCGAGTTTGGTGAAGGATCTACATTTCCTCAGGTCATCTGTGATGATAAAAAACTTGGTGGATGTACTGATACCGTTAAATTTTTAAAAGAAAAACAAATTGTCTGATACGAACATAAATAAATCAGACCACAGAAACCGTGGTGTTGAAATTCTCCTAACTGGAGGTAGAAGAAAGCAAACTCAACCATTTCACATCATCTTTGAAAAGATAGTTTGCTTTCTGAATCGGGAAGTAACTATCTATTTTGAATTTTCCTTTAAATCTAGGAAGAAAAAAGTAGTTTCCCGGAGAAAGACAAATGCTCGCAGTTAGCTTAGTTTTCGGTTCATTTTTAACCGTCTTGTTTCTTATAGTGGGACTTGTAACTGGTTGGGTAGCAAGAGAATACATGATGAACTATCGGGAAATTCCAAGACCTCACCCCGAAATGTTTGATTCGCAGGGAAACCTGATTCCAGATGAGGTGATTGCATTTAACTTTGAGAACTATTATGACTACGAAGATACAGAAGAAGACGACAACAGCGGCAACTAAACCAAAAGTTGCTACTACTAAAAAAACTGCTGCCCCAGTAGTTGATAATCTACCTTCCAATCCCTTTTCTTTTGAAGTACTTGATCTTGTGTCTAGGCAGAGATCAAATGCTAAAAAGGTAGAATTACTTAAGAAGTACGAGCATCCTTCATTAAAAGCTCTTTTCATTTGGAATTTTGATGAGTCAGTAATTTCCATGCTTCCAGATGGACCTGTTCCATATTCTGGTTATGAAAATCAAACTTCTTATAGTGGTACTCTAACTACTAAGATTACTGAAGAAGTGCGTAAAATGCACGAAACGGGATCTTTTTCTATGGGAGCAAGTGATAAGCAAGGGCATACTACGATTCGTAAAGAGTATAAAAATTTCTATCACTTCATCAAGGGTGGAAATGATGGATTAAATAATATTCGTAGAGAATCGATGTTTATTTCCATTCTTGAAGGTCTTCATCCCCTTGAAGCAGAAATTATTTGTCTTGTAAAAGATAAGCAACTTCAAACAAAGTATAAGATTACGAAGGAGATTGTTTCGGAGGCGTATCCCGATATTCAGTGGGGAGGTCGTTCGTGAGTCAACTTGGTGATGTAATTGAAAAAGCACAAAATAAAGAAAAGCATATGGATTCTTGGACACCCGCAGAAAAGGAAACTTGTAAGTCACGCTACGGTTGTGAGATTCTGATTGAAGGTGGGACCTATGCTGAAGTCTGCACGAAAGATGCACCCAATGATGCCTATATTATTAAGTATATGATTGATGATAAGATTTGTTTTGACCTTACTCGTGGCGGAAGAATCAAACTGTTTGATATGTATTGGGATAAGTTTCGTGGGAATCTAAAGAGTATTGACTTTGGTTATGGGAGAGTCAATCCAAAACTCTGGGGTTATAAATCTCCCGAAAAGAAAAAGAGAAAATAGTTTACAAATTGCTGGGAAAAAATCCCGGCAATTTTTTTGACTCTTAAGATTTTATAAAATTGTAACAGATTATACAATTTTATATTGATATATACCTTGAAAAGGTCTATAATGACCTTACGTTCATCAGAGAAAACTCTGACGGAAGTAAGCCGACGCGGAACGGATCGTTCATTCGCTATTCGCAAATAGCGAACGCAAACGCCGACTGAAGGAACGCTCTTTAACTTAAAAAACTAAGGAGAAAACCTAATGTCTAAAGTCGTATACAGAGGCGTAGAGTATGATACTCAAAAGCGTCTTGAGTATCAACAGCAAATGATGCAACAACCCCAACAATACAACGAAACCTATCGTGGTGTTAAGTTTGTAAAGGAGGGTCATAAGTGATGAAAAAACTCAATGTGCTTCAACTCATCAAAGAGCAAAAGCAGAAAGAGAATCGTCGTCATCAAGCACTGCTTGTAAACGCAGGGGCAAAGTGATGTTAATCATCGCACAAATTACAGTTGCGTCTGCTACTTTTATTACTTTATTATCACTGTATATCCAGTGGATTTATAAGTAAATCAAAAGGAGGGTTGATCCCCTCCTTTTTTTATGCTAAAATCCTGAGAGAGAATGGTATCTTATGGACAAAGACAAACTAAAACTCATCGTTCGTAATCTTGAACTATTGGTTGATTCTCTGAAAGCAGAAGTTTATTCTGATATTTCTGCTTACAAACATACAGAACCAGATGTGAGAAAAAGACCACTTTTAGATTACGATGAAATTTTTGAGGATTCGGATTTAGATGACTGATACATCAAGAGCAAAGAAACTTGTAAAACTTCTTGAGAGACTGATCAAGCAAGATCATCTTTATAATGATGATAAAATTCAAGAAATGAAGGCACAACTCCGTGCGGTAAAGGAGCAAATAAAAGAACTAGAAGCACA